AAGAATTCTATCGCTCCAGCAGCGGCACCCGCAGAACTAGAGACAGCATCAAGACCTCCAGCCATTACTAGAAGAGCAGTCTCAGCTGCCGTTGCTGTTCCATTTAATTCTGCTATAACAGCATCTAGAATTTCAACTTGATCATTTGCTAAATCAACTGATTCTATAGAGTCTACTAATCCACGAACAAATTTTGTGAATCTAGTATTATCAACTTCTGAAGCAAGAGAAGCTATTCTATCACTAAATTGAAAAATATCTATGCTTCCAGCTTCTAACTCATCTCTAATAGTAACTAATTGATTTATGGCTCTACTAAAATCAAAATCTGCAGTTAGTATAGTTTTAGCATCAGTCCAAAGAGAGTTGTAACCAATCAACTGATCAGAGACTGCTGCGAGGGCGTTTCTTTGGGCTTCCAGAGCTTCTACTCTTTGAAGTTGAAGTTGGGCTATAGAAATTCTGTCAAATGTGTCAGCTAGCTCAACCCCTTGATCTTTAGCATCAACCATCGCTGCTCCGACTTGTCTCATCAAATCAGAGGTTTTATCTACTACGACGTTGACTTCTGCAGAAGCGTCACGAAGATTTGAAAGAGCGAAAACCGCAGATGTAATTGCTATAGCGATAAGACCGATAGGACCCAAAGCTGCTATCAGCCCACCTATAGCTCTACCTAGACCAACAACCATTGCGGTTAAAGTTGGAAAAACCCTTGTAAGCGTTGCCGCAACAGTACCAGCCGCCGCTTGTGCCGCTGTTAGGCGCACGTTAGCCGCTGCCAATGCGTTGGTGGCCCCTGTTTGGGTTGTACGCACTGTGGCAAGCGTTCCAGTAAGTCCTATTTCTGCTTTTTCTACAATTGAAAGCTGTGCTGTCACTCTAGCAAGATTAGCTTTTGCTGCTGTCAGGTTAACGAACTGTCCAGTAGCCGCCGTCCGAGCTTTTCCGTTAGCTACTGTGAACTGAGTATCTAGAACTGTCTGTTGAAGTTGAGTTTTTTGAACAGCTATGAGAGCCAAATTTTGACGAAGTTCTGTTTCTCTTAAAGCGATACCATATGTTCTAGGACCTATCCTACGGATCTCACTCGCTGCTCTCAATTGTTCAATTTCCAACATGCGAGTTGAAGCCACTGAGGCTGCTCTTATACCTACAATGTAAGCACTTATAGAGGCTAGAACTTTAGTCCCCAACATGCCCAAAAGAACAGCACCGACGACTCCAGCGACAACCGCTAATTCTGTGATATTGTCTGATATGAGTATTATAGATTTAGCTACGTTCTCTGAAAGATTGACCGCATCATCTAAAGCATCTAAAAATTCAAGCCAGTTAGTCCCTGCAACAGACAATGCTTGACTGATAGTCGGAATCGTATTAGCGAACAGCGTGTCGATTTCTTTTTCAGCTTCACGGAATGCTTTGAGAATAGTCTCAGCTGAAATTTTACCTTCCTCACCAAGTATTCTCAACTCACCTCTAGTGACCCCAAGACTCTGAGAAATGATGTCGGCGACATACGGAAGTTGCTCAAGGACAGAACGAAGTTCGTCTCCTCTAAGAGTGTTGGAGGCCATACCCTGCCCAAGCTGAACAAGGGCAGCATGAGCTTCTCGGGCAGAAGCACCTGATATGATAGTTGCTTTACTGAGGCTTTCTGAAAATCTTACAGTTTCAGCTTGAGAAATACCAAGCTCTCGCACAGAGAGTGCTGTTCTGCTATAAATTTCAGCGACAGCCTCAAAACCTGTACGGCTGTCTCGAGCTGTCTGAAACAGACGACGCTGAACTACATCTAGGTTAGATGCACTGGTTGCTGTCAAGCGAAGTCTGTTCTCGTATTCAGTTAGAGTATCAAGTTGACGTGTTAGTCCACGAAGGATCCCTGCTCCACCCAAGACAAACAGAGCACGTTGCATCAAGAAGATGCCGCGAGTAGCAGAGTTAGCCGCCAAGCCTATTTCATCGATCCTGCGCTTGATTACTCTTGCGCCAGTTTCTCGAAATCTGATGTCTACATTTTCAGTAACCATTAGCGTTCAAACACCCTAAATCCAGCGAGTTCAGCTTTAGCTTCCAGTAGAGCAGTCTCAATGAAACCAGCAGGAGCTTGTTTAGATGAACCAGAGTTTAATTTCTCTATATAAGAAGCAGCGTTGCTGATATAAATTGAAGTCTCTAAGCCTCTTGTAGAAGATCGTAACGAGTTTATGCGAGCTCGTCCAGCGTTGATAGCCGCAGAAGCATTTGCGTTCTCACCAATACCAAGGTTCTTTCCTGGAGCATAGGCACCGATCACAGCTCGAGTAGGTGCTCCGATACCAACACGCCAGTTAGAACGAGCGACACCTTTATCAGCAGGTGTGTTCCGAACAAGACTCTTCAGAGAACGCACCGCGACAGCTTTAACAACGCGAGAAGCGGAGTTCTCAACTTGAGAACCCCGCCGCCTGATGTTTCTAGAGAATTGAGCCAGAGTAGCCATTCACGTTTTCTTCCCAATTTGCTTAAGATAAGCTAAGTCCATATCTTTCAAATGTATGTGCATCGCCCCTATCTGTTCTTCGTCACACCCACTTTTTTCGCAGTACTCTTGAATCGTTGTCCACCATATTGGTCCAGCGCTCATACCCATTTGTCTAGAGGCGATAAGATCATGAAACCCTATATAGTATAACTCAAGGCCAGGAAGAAGACTAGGGGCGTTGGCTATCTTTTCTGGTAGATCCCAACCCGCCCTAGTGCATTGCTCAATAATCGCTTGTTCAGAAGGTCCCTGTGTTAATTGATAACACAGGAACTCTACGAGTTTTTTGTATCATTCTCCAACTCTGCCTTGCGGTAGTTGGCAAGAGAAGCAGCTTGTTCTTGAATATCCGTGAACATTCGTGGAAGAGCTGACAGAGCTTGTTCAACGTTAGCAGAGTTGAAAGGAAGGATCTTCCCGTCTGGGCCTTCAATACCAGATTTCATCTCTTTACCCTGCATAGTTTCCCAAGCGAGAATAACGGTCTTGGCGTAGATGTCAGCCATGAGTGCTTGAGAACGATCGTTGCTCAGAGCTCCAGATTCAAGAGCGCGGCGAACAGGCTTGAGCTTCTTCTCAGCGTACTTGACATAATTCTTGTTACCCTGCCCAGCAGAGGCAAGAAGAACACGGAAATCCCCGTAATCAATCCAAACGCCTTTAGATTCAAGTTCCGGATCGGTCTCAAAAGTGTCGTACATTCCCATCTTATATTTTCCTTCTTGGGTTATTGAGGATGCCTCCATCGCGAAGACACCCTCTTGAGTTTATTAAGCTGCTGTTGGAAGATAGTTAAAGTAAGTGACCAACAACGTGTGATTGAGATTTGCATCAATGTCTTCACCAGATGCAGCCTCGGTTGACAAAGGCAAGGTAATAGGTTGATCAATTTCAACCGAGAGTCGACCGTCTCCAAGAGAGATAAGAGGTAGATCGAATATCATACCTTGATTATCACGAACAAAACCGATATCCAATGAGACATCTGAGTTGTTGCGAACCGCTAGCACAGCAGAAACATTTGAGAAGTAAGCTGTGAGATTGCCAGAAACAGCAAACGTACCCGCAGTCACATCAAACGCACCAAGAGTACCGACCGCTTTGTTCGGAGTGACGTTGTTGTTGATAGAGATCGTGGCTTCTGTAACGAAAGCAAACAAAGCTGTAGGAGCGGCGTCAGTATCGGAGACTGCTGACAACCGGATACGGCTGATGTCACTAGAAGTGTTATACTCTTTAGCTACGAACGGGGCGACGACGCTGCTCTGTTTGGGTCCAGTATCAGCATCACGTTGAACGTTATCAGTTGCCATCCATGTGATGTCTGCATTGAGCAAATCAGCGGACGGTACATTCAATGTGAATTCGTTGGGAACGGCACCAACTAGAACTTCAGTTTGAATGTTGCTAGAACTGTCGTCAGGAGCGCCCAGAAGACGTTCTACGTTGTAAGACCGACGTTTGATAAGAGCACCAGTTTCGTTACGAAGTACGTCACCGAAGAATAGACGGATATCGAGAGCAGAACCAGTTTCTGTCACCATAGTAGCGTCTGATTTATCAAATGTCAATCGATTTGCTGCGATTGTTCGAACACGCTTGAAACCGTTATTCGCAGCGTTAACGAATTGATCAGCAGCGAGATCACCACCAACAAAAACCCACTGTCCTATGACAATACCCAAGGTAGTAAAATCAAGAGCAGAAGAGGTGATTGCAGGAAGAGTTCCTGAATTATCAACGTCCAAATCTGCTGTTGCAGCTTCAAAGCCAACCACTCGAATGTTAGCAATAGAAGGAGGAGAAGCTTCGGCAGTCGTAGCTGCGGCTGCGACTGATGTATCTGACACAATCGCGCTTGCGACTTGCAGAGCGTTGTTTCCTAGGTTGGTGAAGTTCTGACCTTTGATCAAAGAACCGACAAGAAAACCAGTAGTCGAAGCCACTTCAAAAACTGTTCCAGTCACAGCACTCGGCTCTTCGTAACCTTTTTCCCGCACATCAGCGAACATGACACCTTGCATCATATTGGTTAGGCTCGAGAATGTCAAGTTGGAGTTGATACCACCAGATGCGTTGAGATCAGTTGTGACACCTTTCCGACGTTGACGAGATGGGTTGATTGGGTTTGGAGAAACCTTAACAATCTCACCACCAAAATCACTGTAACTGTTTGGAGCAAGTGAACGCCAAACGGGGGTTCCAGATTGACCGTTCTCTCCTGGAAGACTACCAAGTACAGCTTCCTCGGCAAATGCGAGGCCTGTGATATTGGAGTCAATTTTATTTTTTTGTGCCATTTAAGGCCTCCTTACTTTGTTTCAGTGTACTCAAAATCCATGAGCACGTTCAACTGACGGAATTGACCCTCGCTGGGTACTTCTTGAATGCGAACATTTTTGAACCACACTCCATTATCAGATGATTTACCTTCATATGCGTTGGCCACTACTTTAGCCAAGATATAAGAGTCTGACAAGCCATTTCCGGTTGGAGTGAATATAGAAGCGATAGCTGTTCCTGTTCGCTCGAACATTCGTTTTCCTGTTCCCCCAAGAGTTTTCTGAGATCCGGTTGCGTGTCTTATAACGAATACAGCCCATGGATTATTTGATTTATCTCTTTCTTTCTGAACGTCTTCCCAATACAGACTATTATCTGTGGGTGTCCATGCAGCTAACATCATTGCACTTATATCGTCGACAGCTTCTTCATAAGTAAGACTCATCTATGCATCCCCACAAATCCAAGTAATTGAACGTCTCCAGGTTGTAGGATTTGAATGGCTTTGATACCAAATGTTTCTAACCCATCTTGCACTTTGATGAAATTACGACAATCAGTTGTTCCAGGAAAGAAAATAGCAAAATACTCAGATGACGCAATCAGATCATTGAATTCAGTACCTTGCCCAAGGGCAGGAAGACCGAATTGAGTAATTGAGCCAGGAGGAAGAAACACAGCTTTAGTCGTCAGTACGACGTCTGCTCCTGTTTGGGCTCCCCAAGGTTTAGCTGAATCTACAGGTGTCTCGGGATTTTGAATAAATGTTATAGTCCGCCCACGAGCAGTAATCAAACGTTCTGAAGTTTCTGCGAGTTTAGAGTAATCAAACATTAGCGGATAACGCCTCCGTTAGAACTTCCAAATGTTATCTGACGCATCAGACCATCAGCTTTGGAGACTATTGGGTATTTACGCCCAACAGAGCCATCACCTGATCCAGAAAACACAGTTTTAGTCTCGAGAGGTCCCAGTGTCTCCGTAAGAGAAATGATGCCAGGACCATTGATTACTGTGTTGTTTATGAACAAGGTGTTCGTGAGAGAGTAACGAAGATACTCTGCCATAGCTCTCTTAAGTTGAACAGGTAGTGCTACCGGATCAACAATGAAATAGTCTGTTGGATAAGACAAAGATTGAGTTTCAGAAATCGTAAGTCCAGGAACTTTATCACCCCAGCGGAGATCAATGTACTCTGTAGTGAGGCGTAGCTGAACTTCAATTTGAGCTTCTGTTTCAGAAATTGTGACACCACGATCAGACCAATAAGTGACATAATCAGCATACGAGAGATAACTCTCAGAAGTCGATAGTCCAGTTGCGTCTTCTACGATGATTGCCATTATTGCACCTTAAGAGAATACGAGATCGAGGAAAGCGGTTGGTTCTCGCCACTCGTTCAAGTAATGAATTGTTACAGTCCCTGCTATCTCAGCTCGAATACTCCAAGATCCAATGTAGACACGACCAAGGAAAGCAACTTCGTCTGCGACTGCTGCTCCGGCGCTCATGATACGTGTTCCTTGGGTGTATGTTACATCACCGGCATCAGTATCGACTGAGAAAGACACACCGAAATCAACTGGCTTTCTAGTGTAGAAATCAACATCTACATCAAAGTCTTCGGTCACTGTTCCTGGACCACCGAGTGAAGTCACGCCAGTGTAAGTGCGCTTGTACCAATCTGACTGTGACTCAGCACGACGTCGCTGTCTTGCATTAAACATTTCACTACGACGTCGCATTAAAAGTGACATACTACTTCCCCATCAACGGACGAACTTTCTTCTCGCCAGATTTTGATTGATCCAATGGAGACACCGGATGCTGATCAAGCAACAACGATCGATTCTTTTGAAAATTTGCAACTCGATTAGCACGAGAAGCGTTAGAAGATGCGATAGTACGCATGATCTCACGTTGGTTGGCTTGAGGATCGACTTTTTGGTGCATCAGACGAGCCGTTACTTCGGCTAGCGCATCACTGCGTTTTTTCTTCTCTGCTTTGAAATTGGCTTCTGCAGAAACGATTTCATCAAATTCTTCCTGAGCTTGAACGATATCTGGGTGATCGTAACCCATAGTGTTCAAAGCAGAGATTTCTTCATTTTCAACCAAAGGCTGTTCTTCAACGATGTCTTTAGAAACGTCGAAGTTACCACGTGAGAATTTTGGTGCGGCGTTGATGATGTCAGCTCGCTTTAGGTTTTCAAAATCACCCAAGGAGGCAACTGCGTCCACTTTTGGAGCACCGTCAGCAGTCCATTGTTCGTCATCCATGGCGTCCATCAGGCCAAGGGCTTCTATAATTTTATCTTCCATGGTATTGACCTTTCAGGAGGAAGGAGAGCCCAAAGTGAGCTCTCCTGTTTATTAGCTATCTAGCATAGTAACCAAAGTGATTTCCAATACACCGACCGCTGTCAAGATGACTGATTCGTCATCTACGATACTTGCTGCGTCGATAAGCACATTGAGGTTCAGTTCAAGGCCACCTCCTGTGTTGTCGAGCACGAAATCGACACCGTCTGCCACAGTGAGCAGAGGAGATACTTCTGCAGTAGCAGCACCGAGCGCGGTGCTCGAGATGAAGTCAACGTCAGTGCCAGCGATAGTTGCATCATCTGCAGGTGTAGAACCTACGCCGAAGTCACCATCAAAAGTAGCAGTAAGGTTTGCATCAGAACCAGAGCCAGAGAACTGGACCTGAATAGCAGCGGCCATGATCTTAAGATGACCTTCTGGAAGACCACCTACGACAATTGAACCATAACCAACGGCTGCTCCAACAGAAGTGACTGTGACAGCATCGTTTAGTTCCAACTGGATTTTTGTAACTGCTTGTGTCTGCGCTTTACCACGAGACAGACTGCGAGGAAGACCCTTAGACATAATTCTCTCCTTTCATGAGAGTTGGGCGGAACCTAAGTTCCGCCCTGTTTTCAGTTATGCCTCGCGAGAGATCAGACGAGCCATCTTGATCTGCTTGCGCTCTGGGAACACACGGCTCCAAGAAGCAGCAGTTGCAAGAACCGAGTTGGCTGGACCACCTGCTGGAGTAGCACCACCGTAAGCGTGACCTTTAGGGTGGAAACCCCAACGAACGCGGTTGTAGAGGATTTCTTGACCAGCGCCGTTACCTGCTCCTGGTTGATCGTCAATCGCAGTGGGTTTGTCCGGAGAGCCTTGTGCAAAAACAATCGCACCAGCGCCGAAGACCCAGCTTTCATAGACACCGCCGTTAGCGGGAAGACCATCGTCAACAATTACTTCGCGGCCCAAAAAGGTGGGAACCGAGATAGCACGACCGTTTACAGCGTCAGAGATGAAGTCGATCAAGTTGTTTTTCAACATACGAGCGTAGACCACTGAGTGAACCATGATCATCGACAGATCTTCCATGCTGTCACCCATTGTCAACGTAGTGTCGATAAAGGCTTCTGCAGAGAAGTCAGTCACACCAGCGACATAAGAGCCGCCTTTGATGTCATTGGTCATGTCACCTTGAGTGTGCTCAGAACCAGCAGGAGCGGCAGCGTTATCTGCGAAGATTCCGTTGACGACGCTGACAAAAGCAACTTGCTGACGACGAACCCAATAGTCTGCGACGCGAGATTGGATAGCAGCGGCAGGGTCATCACCTGACATCAACTTTGCAAGCTGAGTTGCGGTCCAAGAGTTGTT